TTTTATATCCTTTTACCATACCACCTTTTTTCATAAAACCCATTTTGTTACGAACTTCAGTAGGTAACTTTTTTAGTCCTTTATTAGTTGGTTTTTTTAACATTATACTAATCCTCCTTTAAAATATTTTTTAGCTGTAGATTTAGAGTCTCTACGTTTTTTTCTTATAGGTTTTTTTGGAACAAGATGTCTATTTTCTTTTGTTATCTTTACTTGTTTAGGAAGACCCCCCATTAACGGGTGTTTTATTTTTCCATCTGGTGTTCTTTCCCAGTCATATCCGGTTCTTGGTTTCATTATACTATTCCTCCCATAGTGTCGCTTAATTCTTTTGCACGATTGGGAGTTTGTTTTGCCCAACGTGAGTCCAGCATCTCAATTTTTGCCACCGAATAATTGGGTGGTGTTTCTTTTAATGCTTTCCACATATTCTTAAATTTTGATACACCTGTAGGGCCTAATTGAAATACCATTTCTATAATAACACCTTTAGCTGTATCACTTATTTCACAACCTTCATAAAGTTTTGATGCTCCATCTTTTGCTTTTTCAAAGTCTTTATCAAATATACGATCTAGTTGTGCCTCTGGATACTCTTTATCGTCTTCCCACCAGTCTTCAACACATAAGTGTCCATAACCGATAGTTCTTTTTCCTAGAGTATCTTTGTATACTTTATTTCTAAAGCCTTCATGTTTCTTAATACTATTTTTTACCGTTTCCATGCCCAATAACTTCCTTTGCTTCCTATTTTTTCTTCTGGTATAAAGTCTTGATGATGATTAATAAACCATCCTTGTCTTAATCGTAGTAAAGCCTGTGATGTAGAATCTACTAAGTCATCATTCTTTGCATTGGGGAACGATGAACACTGTGATATGACATCTTCAGCCCAGTCTCTATCCGGTGCCCATATCTTGCCAGACTCCAGAATAGGTGTAATTGAATGCACTCTAGACTTCTTATCTTGTTTCTTAGGATTAAAAGCGTTTATAGGTATACCCATTCGTGATAACTCTTGTACTAGAGATAATCCACTTGCCTTTGCCTCAATCATTATTAAGTCTGGACTAAAGTCATTGTATAATTCTACAGCAACTTTCTTTAATTCTGGAAATTCCCATCTATCTCTTTTTGATCCTAGCAGAATAATGTTTGATTCGCCATTGTCATCTTCAAATACTCCCCATGTTGTACATGCAGAATAGTCTGAATTCTTATTTGTTGTGTATGCTGTATCCCACGATTGTAGAATATAGTCACACTGAGGGGGATCTTTTTTTTCCCACTTCTTCCACCACCATCTCTTGATGATGTTACCCTCTTCAACCGAAGGTTTTTGTGCGTAGAGTGAAGCCCATTCTCTTGAACCTAGTGTTTTCTTTATCTCTTCTAATCGAGAGAGAGGATAGGCTTCCTCCCACAAGGGTTGACCTTCCTTTTTCTTTAAAAGTTTAGCCGCCCTCTTATCCAGTATTGCTGGAAACTCTATTACTTCCCAACCTTCGTGTTGTGTTTCTTTAAGTACCCATCCTGCGAGGTCATCTTCGTGCCACCTCGTTTGAATGAGAACCACGCTTCCACCGGGCATGAGACGAGTATAAGCTGTTGATCTATACCAGTCGAGAAGGTTACTTCGCATTGCTTCACTGTCTGCATCTTCTCTTCCCTTAATTGGGTCATCGATGAGCAAGAGGTGAGCACCACGACCAGTAATAGCACTACCGGCACCGACTGCATAGTAAACTCCACCTTTTGTTGTATTAAATCTCCTCATACTTGAGGAATCTGTTGCAAGTCCTGCGTCTTCAAAAACTTCTTGATAACGTGGATCTTGTAGCTGGTTTCTTACTTTACGACCAAAATCATCTGCCAGTTCTTGTCCATATGTTGAACATATAATATATTTGTTTGGGTTTCTGCCCAAGTACCAAGCTGGAAAGAATTCTGAAGTCAGAATCGATTTACCATGTCTTGGTGGCATGAATATAGCAAGTCTCTTAATATCCCCTCTCTCTACAGCTTCTAGCTTGCTCGCTAATAGCTTTATATGGGGGGGTGAAAGATATTCTTCCATCTGATACTTCGCATATCCTAAAAGCGTATCTCTTGCCTTATCTTTGCCTTCAACCTCTTTTAGCTTCTTTACGAGCATTTCGAGTTTGGCTACTTTATCTCCTACACTTGATACTTGTGGCATTTCATTTTTTTTTAGCTTATTTTAATGTGCTTTGGCTTCTCTTCATCTGGCACATTGCGTACCAAATAAACCTTGAGAATACCGTCTTCCATCTTAGCTGTATCAACTTCCATGTACTTGTTCAAGTGAAAAGCACGAGTGAACTTGCGTGATGCGAGTCCTTTATGGATGTAATCAGCATCTTTCTTTGCCGACTCCCCTTCAATCTTGAGGGTATTTTTCTCAATGGATATATCGATATCCTCTTTTTTAAAGCCTGCCACTGCTAATTCCAGTGTATACTTATCGTCAGACACCCTCTCAATATTGTATGGGGGGTATTCTGATTTGCTTGCATAGTGATCAAGCATCTTAAATGCATCTTCAAAGCCTAGAAACATGTTCCTATTGAAGATACTACTTCTTACTGCTGTGTGCATATAGCCTCCTTTTCAGCGAGTTTACCCTAGTCCTTCGTGGCACTAGGTATTCATGCATCCCCTTCTCCCTACATAATCATCACAGAGTATGTGCTCTTTATGGATGTTATCGAGTCTGTTGCTTTGGGGGGGTGGGGGTCAAATTTATCATAGATACAAATATGATTCTTTGTTAATTTAGTTTTTTCTTATCTTCTTTGTCATCTAAGTTAATATCTATTCCATCATTACTTAGACTTGTGATTAGTTGTATGATCTCTTCTCTTATTGCTTTCTTATTACCCATTGAATGCGATACTGTTTCTGATCTAGAACTAACACCACCTGTCATTAGTGAATACATCTTCATAGCATCAGTAACAGAGTTGACTAATGACTTTAGCTCACTTGCATTCTCTACAGGTTTCATTAAGTCTTGCTTGAGTGCAGTTGTAATCTTTTGCAATGCTAAGTAACTTGTTTCTTGTAAGTCATTAACAATGCTATCCATCTTATCTAATTCATTTACTTGTTTGTTTACAATGCGTTCATTGAACTTATGTGTAACTTTCAAGTCATGTTGTTCTGCAAGTTTAATCCAATTGTTTTTACTAGACCAATTCCATAATGTATTGAGATGTGGTATCGAAATAGTTTTTAACTTAATGTTCGACTCGTACTTGTGCAATAATTCTGTATGTAATTTTCTGATGGATCTACTGTGAGGTTGCATTGCTAAATACAAATTGAGTATTGTCTTGTAGTCTAAACTATTCTTTCTCATTACTTACTTACTCTCTACTTTATCTTTACTATTAACTTTGTTTACATCTTCTAAACTTAAAAGAGTTTGTATTACTGTATATACATTCTTATAAGGAAGGTTGGATAATGTATTTAATATTTGGTTTAGTTGCTCTAGTGAAATAACTTTGTGGTCGCTTGGTTTATTCATTCTTATCCTTGAGTTTATTACCTACAAAGAAATGGTAAATAGTTCTAATGATATTAATAAATGTATTGATACTTACCATTAGTAATAACCATATTGATGCCATTGATGACATATCTATTATATCCATTTACTTATTAGTTCTCTCTAACTTGGAGATAATGCTTTGATTGTAGGAATTGTTTAGTGCGAACTCGTTTTGTAATTTGTATATCTCACTTACTTTGTCTTGAATTTCTGTTTCCAATAATCGTATTCGTTTGTTTGCGTCTGTAATCTTTTCTCTTAATTCATTGATAAGTTGAACAGCAGACATACCACTCCATTATTGAATTTATTATTCATATAGTAATGATATTTTTTAATCTGTATAGATGAACAATAGTGTAACAATATCAGAACATATTTCGCTGAATGCTCATTCAATGAAATTAAATACAACAATATTAATTTTAAAACGTCTTTATCTATATAGTTAAATATATACTTATATATCCTATGTAATAAGCCATATACTATAAATAATGGCTAATTTCTGGGATAAATAAGGGTATTGTAAACATTGTTTAAATCTATATAAATTTGGTTATATTAAATTTTAAAAAAATAGGAAATATATCGAAAAAAAAACCATAGTGTAATTGTACCTTCTCTCACTCAAAATCATACAAAGGTAAGTGCCATCTTGGGAAATAAAATTAGATTAAAATTATTTTGTTGTTAATTGTTTCTGGTTTTTATTTCTTCCCAAAGTTTAGATAATCAAGATGGAAATCAAGAGTATTAACTCAAAAATATTCGCCCACATAATCTGTATAGCAATGTGTATTGCTACTGATGATTACAAAAGTATGAAACAGAAATAATATTACGAAGGAGTAATACTATGACTAATGAAACAGTTACAATTTTACCAATGCAACAAGATGTAATGATTAATGCTCTGCAAGATAGATTTAAACTTAATGCAGTACCAAGATCAGACTTTGATGACATTGAAAGTGATGGCATTTGGATTAGAGATGATATCTGCAAAGAGTCTACTGACTTTTATAACTATGCAGAAGATACCATGAACGATGACAATATTTTAAATAAGTTTTTATCTCTTCATGGTTGGTATGCACAACCATATGATGCTGAAACAATTTTCTTTTACAAAAATTAATAAAACAAAGGAGTAATAATATGGAACAAAATATTTTAGTTAATACAATAAGTCACGATGGCGAACCAATTACAGTTAGCATTAGTATAAGAAAAAAACTTAAAAGACTTATTAAAGAAAGTTTACAAAGAAATACAAAGTTAACAACAAATCAATTTTTAATTGAGGAGTTTAAATATCATGAGCAAGTAAATCATGGTCAACATTCAGCAGACTCAAAAACTCATAATGCATTTTATATTAATGTTGAAGATGTAGCAGATGAGCAAGGTTGGTCTGAAAAAGATAAAAGAGATATTGCAAGAGATATTAAACTTTATATTTTAGAATATGCTCATGACAATGACACAACAATTCGTTTTGATTGTTTTGTTGAAAGACCATTAGAAGAAATCATAGTAATTTATTAAATACGAAACTAGGGTTCATCCCTAGTCTATAACCTTTAGCAAGTTATACTGATGATGTTAGCTAATTAACCTTATAACGAAGGAGTTGTAATGACATTTACACCCAATCCAAATTACTACAAAGAACTTAAATCTAATGTTGCAGATGACTTAGTAAGTAAAATTACTGATGAGAATGCACAATGGCGTAAGACTTGGAAAGCTGATCCTAACCAACGATACATACCAATCAATGCTATTTCTCAAAAAGAATATAGTGGTATGAATACTTGGATATTATGGGGAGAGTCTACCTCAAACATTTGGTGTACTATGTTAGGTTGGAAAAAACTTGGCTACTCTGTAAAGGGTGCAAAAAGCCATAAGATATATTTCTTTAAACCTAACCAAAGACCTGTTTTAGATAGCAATGGTAAAATTGAACTTGATACCTCTGGTCAAGAAAAGTTTATCACTACTTTTACCTTTAAACATTACAATGTTTTTAGAGCAGAAGATGTTCACTCATTTAAAGATGGTAGTGAATATCCTATCCCAGAAAAAGACAATTCACATTTAGACAATAGCATTACACCTATTGAAAATTGTAAAAAGTTTTTTAATAATCTTGGTGCTAAAATAATATCAAGTGGAGATAGTTGCTACTACAGACCTGCTACTGATCAAATAGGAATGCCAGACATGAGACAGTTTGATAATGCTGAAGAATATTATTCTGTTCTTGCTCATGAGCATATCCATTGGAGTGGTGCAAAGCATAGATTAGATAGAAATAAATTATCTTATGCAGAAGAAGAACTTGTTGCTGAACTTGGTGCTTTTCTTACTTGTGTGCATTTAGGTATTCAATCTAGTCCTAAACCTAATAACCTTGCTTACTTAAAGTCTTGGAGTAAAGGAGAGGTTAATAAGATGAAAATCTTTTCTGCTTTATCTGATGCTCACAAGGGTGTTGATTTTCTTAAAGACAATCAAGTTAGCAAAGCAAAGAAGGTTGCATAATTATTTATACAATGCACATCTATATGGTGTGCATTAATAAGTAATTAATATTACTTACTTGTGACGATGGTGTCACATGAATACAAGGAGTCTATATGTCTAGACCTAATAAAAAGTTAGAAAAGTATATCTCTCTTAATGAGAAGATAAAAAAACTAACTAAAGAAAAAGATCAATTACGATCTGAATTAATCGATGGTGTTGGTATCATCGTTCAAGGTGCTGATATTATTGGTGTTGATCACTTTGCTACTGTTAAATTAAAAAATAGATACATATGTAATCTATCTACATTGCTGGACAAGTATCCTAATGCTTGGAAAAAATACAACGATGAAGATATTATTAAGATGATTGTGTATCCTACTATTAATTATAAATTAAAAGATAGGAAGGTTGCATAATGGGTAAAATATATCAAGATGAACAAGAATACATTGATGGTTTAAATGTAGTCTTATCACAGCCAAGCTATAACCCTATTGATAAACATACATTAGTAGAGTTAAATAAAAAGTATCTTGCTGATAATAAGTTTATAGATAACCATACAGTAAAATTGTGCGATGTAGTTGTTAGAGAACAAATTACTAAACTTGTTTATCTAATTAATAAATTACAAGAAGAATAAATCTATATGGGGTGGCGAGTTGGTTTCGCCATCCCTTTTTTATGATAGTTAAATTTACAAGGAGATAACATGAGTTATACTATTAAGAAAAATGACTACGATACATTTTATGTAGAAGAAAAAACTAGAACACACACAGGTGTTAGATGGTTAACACTCTCTAATATTGTTGATGAGTGTAATACTTTAGAAGATGCTAAAAAGAAATATCCTAAAGCTAAAGTAATTGATTTAGGCGAGGAATGGTTTGACAGATTGTCTGCAAGTCAAAATACACCAAGTAACATGGAGTAATTGTGTTAATTTCAGAAATAAAAAAAAGATATTGTTTTGTTAAAAAAGAAATAACTGTAAGCGATAGATTTAGTATTACTCAAGGTCATAACTTATTGTATGTTGCTTGGGATGATTACGATGGTGAGGTTATCGCTTGTAATATGAATTTAGATAATCTTAAACAATCTATTAAAGATTATGTAGAAAATGCTTATCACTTAGAGGAGGAGTAATTATGATTAATGAAGAAATTGCAAATAATGAAATTGATTACCACGAAAAAAAACCTAAACATGATTATGGTTGTTGGTTTATGAATAACAATTTAATTGTTCCTAAACTTAACGAGCAATACATACTTAAAAAAGATTTATCTTGGGGAGAGTGTAACTTTCCTAGTGGTATGATTGTTAAGGTGGCTGAGTATATTCCAAGTAAGGAATACTTAAAAGTTAAGATTAATACTCAATCAATTCCAGAAGATAAATTTCCATTGTTGCATGAAAATCTTAATAGTCTTTTATTAAATTTTCATTCTACAAACATACTTGGTGTATCTAAATTTTATAAATACTTTGAGGAGTTTGATAAGGATATGACTATGGATGATGTATTGGATATTAGACAGGCTATGGATCAATTTTATTCTGCTGTTAAAGGATTTGAAAATTCTATTAATGATATGAATGGAGATATTAATTGTTTAATTGTTGATGAATATCCATTTGGATTATCTTTTGATGAGTTCTCATTGTCTTTTATGGATTGGTATAATTCTGTAGATGATAATTGTAATGCTTATCGTCATGCAATTAGAACTGTTAGAGGTAAAGATGAATAATAATGACAGAGCAAAAAAAGTAAAAAGATTGCTTGGATTAAGTGGCAATAAAGAAAGTGAAGATACAGATAATAGTTATGTAAGAGTAGCTGATGTGCTGTGTGATTTACAACATTATTGCGACAAGTATGTAATAGATATGAGTCAAGAAAAATATATGGCTGATGTTTTTTACAATGATGAAAATGGGGGTAAATAATGGACATTTATCATTGGGGTAAAAAATTATCTGGATACACATATTATGATTGGAGTTATCTAAAACCAACAGAGGATTGTGATCGATGTGATGTTGAGGATGATTATGTATGTCATTCATGTCAAATTGAAGAGTTAAGTGGCTCTGGTTTGATTTATGATGATGAGTGTGAATGGATGATTAAGGAGGTAAGTAGTGTCTGATTTTGAAACAATCAAACACAGATTAAAATTACTTTGGTATCATGGGGAGTCCAGAACTTATTATGGTTGCTGGTCTTCCTCTGATCTTAAAGTATACAATTGGGTATTAGATAATAAGTATCAATACCTAGATAACATTAGTACAAGGGGTTTAGTATGAGTAAAATAGTTGTTGATTGGAATAGTAAAACTGACAATAATAATGGTTTTATCTATGGTATTGAACATCAAGATCAAAATGGAAATGTAATTGATGTTGAGTGGTTTAAATCAGAAAAAGAAAGAAATAGAGAGGTAAATAATGACAAAACTAAATAGCGATAGAGTAAATAAAGTAAAAGAGAATTTTACATTTACTTTTAAAAGGTTTGTTGAATATCGTAATCAACAAATCATTGATGCAATAATTCATCAAAAGAAAAAATCTAAAGATGGAATTAAGTATGATTTATCATTACTTCAAACACCTTTAAGTCTTGATGAGTTAGAAGTTGCATGGTCATTTTACGATGACAATTTTGAGTGGCTTGAAGAATTAGTCTACAATGCTATTGCTCAAAATTATATTGATGCTCATAGTGATGAACCAAAGAAGGTTGCACATGAGTTTGATAAAGTAGGGGATTAATATGAAACTAAACAAAGAAATTATTAATAGTGGCTTGTCTGATGTTTTTAAAATGAGGACATTAACATCCAATTTAAAATTAGCAAAGTTTCTTGGAAAGAATGTTCGATACAAAAAGGAACTTCTGACGAATGAATTTGTCCAAGCAAATGGAACTATAACTAAG